GATAGCATTTCCGCTCTTTCCTCATCTGTTTTAGATGGGAAAAGATATTTCAGTGCTTCAATGCTATCAACCCCTAACTCTTGAAGGTTTCTTACAACAATTGAGTTGTTAAGAATATCTTGCGTCGAGTCCTCATAAACAGGGCCTAGCCAGCGCCACAGAACTGTTATGTCTCCGTCTGGAATTAACCCCACCACATTAGGCGGAATCATCTGTGTTTCGATGCATGCCATCATGATTTGTTTGAGCTTTTGCTCGTACATCTGCATGGCTTCCTTGTATAGCGCTTGTTGTTCCTCAGGTGCACTAGGTTCCAAGGGAACTGGCTTCTCAAGTTTTGCAGCTTGAGCTAGCGTTGTTTTAAAGATCTGTTCTTCTTGGTAGATGATTAATTCGAAGCACCGACAAATACCATGCTCATAAATAGCGTTTGCTTTCTTCTTTGTTGTTGCCGCAACACGACCAAACAGTGATTTGTATTCAGTAGCAGTAACGCCTGCGGAAATAGAAAGCTCGTCAACACCACCAAGTGCCGTACGTATCTCTTCTCGATACTGTCGACCAAATGCGTTTTGGTCTCCCGTGATTGCGTCGGGAACGATATAACCAACTCGGTCGTTTGGCTCCAGGTTCGCAATAACGCGTGGCACTCTGATCTGAGCTTCCATACCACGACTGACGGGATCAGCCTTGAACATGGATGCACTCATGGGTGATTGGCTAGCAAACCCTGAGTTAGCGGCAATCGAAGGACGTTGGATCGCCATGTCTCCACCGGACTCCATGAGGTCGGTTTTGGGACGCGATGACAACAGCGTTGGGTTACCAAAGAACGTGATGTTCTTACGCATCGTACGCATCAATTCATCGTGCGTACAAATGGCATTGGCTAGTGCGTCAAAGTCACCATGTCCTTCTGCGGAGAAGCCCTGAGGATTGTTGGTGATTTCAACACAGGGAATGAAGTTAAGTGTATTTGGGAACTTTTTGGTATCACCCGTTAAGGTGTACGTGGGCATGTCAAAGTTAAGTTCAGATTCAGAATGAGTCTCTTCAATTGAATCTGCTTTGATTGACAAACGAATGTACCTTTTTGCTCCAGGGCTATAAGCGTTGTTGACGCCGGGAGTATTGGTAAGACTTTTCATCTGGATGTCACCAAAGCCATTCATGGCCTTGCGCACCTTATAGCTGTAGATGATTACAACTTCGTCCAGTTCGCCATCAACGTTGTAATAGGAACGATATTCGTGTTTACGGAAATAATATAGACGGTAATTATTTTTAGTAGGACGGATGTAAAAAAGTCCTTGGCCATCACAGATGAAATACTCCCAAATGGAATCAAGTCTCGTATCAAGTTTGTTGTATTTGCAAACGCGATCAAGGAAGTCTTTACGCTGTGAACCGAAGTTATCTTGGGATGGGAAGAATTCAACTCCTTGGCGAATACCAAAGAGTTTCATCTGTGCAATATGGGACGCAACAATGCCTGTGTCTACAACAACGCCACTATCTCGATCAAGATAAGCGTTGACAATTTCTTGAAGTCTGGCTTTAGCGTCCGCCATTATTTGCTTTGGTTATTGAGTAATACTAGCAGGTTTTAAGAAACCGTCATATTCGAGAAACCTGCGGGTAAAGTGCCGCGATAAAACGTTGCGTTTGCTGCGTTTGCACCGTTAGGTAGATAGCTCATCGCCGCACCATTCCCTGGGGCACTTGGGTCATAGCGTCCACCCATCTGCGCCATAGCACCGTAAAGATTGCTGGAACCAAACGGACTACCTGCCATCGGAAGCTGAGGGAATCCTGGGGCTCCTGGCATTGGCTGCGGCTGCCCTGGGCCATAGACGTCATCAATATTTTTGCGATTCTCACCGGGAAGAATGGGCTTGTCCTTATTCTTTGCACCCGGAATTTGAAAACGAGGATCAAACGGACTTGCGGCCATTGCTCCTGAATTACCTAAACCTGTGCCGTAAAAGCCACCGGGCTGCGTGAAATAGTTCTGCACTCTAAATACTTCCGCTATGGGACTATTCTACTCTTCTATAACTTCGTAGCCAGCGGCATCATTGACTTTGGTGATGATAATACCGGTGCCACGGACATCCCAATTAAGTACGTCGCCTTCTTGCCAGCCTAGCTCTTCGACTACTTCGTCGGGAAACGTGATGTACTGGTCTCCATTTTCATCCTCTTGGACTTCGAGAATGTAACTCATTTTGATTCGAGCAATTTCTCCATTAGCTTATCAAGCTTATTGTTGATTTGATTGAAGTTATCGTGCATTTGCTGGATTTCTCTTAGGAAGTCTACCTTAAGAACGTACTCTAAAGGCATGCGTTTTAAGTCGTCTTCCAAAACGTCAATCCTTCGTTTCTGCGAGCCGATGTAATTAAAAGCTTGTTGGATCTGGTCGTTTTGTCTTCCAAGAATTTTACCTGCGACCCAACTACCACCGGTAATAGCGGATACAACGGCCGTTAAACCGATAGCAATGTATTCAGGCCCCACGACCAAATTCGCTTTTTTCTAATTCTAAGGTTTAGTAATCGACATGGAGTTTTCCTTTGCGCATTAACCCATTAATCATCCAGACCAAAGCATCAACGCAGTCATCATGACTGCTGACACCAAAGTTTGTCAGCTCTTCAAACATCGCGGTGAAGTTGCGATACCGATTAAAAATGAGTTTACGGTCTTCAAATAAACCCATGCAGCCACGAAAACGTGCTAATTTATCGGCTCGGAATCCTTTGACGGGATGCCAATTTAAGTTGTAAAGACCTTCGTTAGTTAAGCAGACACGTTTAAAGTCAGCTTCCAAAGAAGCTTGGTACTGTACAGCTTCTGAATAAATGTCACACGTTGAATATGTTGGGTAATAGTTGCCATTGTCATCTTGACCAATGATGTTCCAGTCGTTAAGGAGTTCTTTGAGAGCATCGAGTTTTTCAAGGTTACCCATGACACGTAATCGACGATAGTCGATGACATGAATGCGATCCCCAATACGCCCACCCAATACCATGACGGTGTAGTCATTCTTCTCTTTGGTGCCCGCAGATAAGTCAACACCTACAGCAAGACAATCAAATTCAGTTGCAATCTCCGCTTTAACAATCAGCTCTGGTGCCAGGGACAATTCGTTTTGTCTGACGACTTGATTCATGTACTGGAACGAGAAGGCAATTGGTGCTTGTCGTTTCTTCTCTTTTAAGTAATCAAGTGACCACATGTCTGGCCAATACGATACTTCTTCTCCCGTCTTGGGATCAGTAAGAATTGCAGATAACACAATCTGAAGCCAATTGTTTTGCGTGTTAAATGTCGTTGCATGAATATCATCATGCCTGAAGCGAGTACCAAGACAAATAGCCCTAGCTCCTTCAAACATGGTGGGTGCAATCACGGCATTCCAGTTGTCCTGCATTTGTTTACGAATGTCAGGGTTGGAGATGTCTGCGGCAGATTTAATGGCGTCATCAATAATCACCAGGTGTGAACGTTTGGAGGTCACTGAGCCTTTGAGACCTGCGGCACACAGTGTGAATTGTTCCTCGCCCGTGGTATCAATGCCAGCGAACTTGTGATCGATTGACCAGTACTCATTGCTAGTTACGTTCTTGAGAAGACGTACGGTTGGAAATACTTCTTGGTAACGCTTGCTTTCAATGATGCGTTTAATGGTTGCTGACTTAGAGCGTGCAATGTCAACCGTATAAGAGAGATAAAGAATTTGCAGTGGCTTCTTTGCTTGTGTATGAAGACCAATAGCCCATGCCGTGAACAAACCTAAGATTGTGGACTTAGCAGATCCCCGTGGTGCCAATAGATCAACATTGGGTCCTGCAATTTTTAAAAGACACGCACTATCTTCACCTGTAACAAAGTGACGATGCCATTCTTTGTGATGTTGTGCCGGAGGTTTGTCCGCAACATAATCACAAAAATACCCAAAGTCTTCTCTTGCTTTCTTTAAAGATTCAAGATTACGTGGTACACGAATTTGTTGCCTACGTGCAGCAGCTTGCGCGTTACGTCGATATGCAAGATGTTGATATGCAGGCACAATAAGTAATCAGCTAATAACTGAATACTACTTCATTCGTTGGCGTTTTTGTTTTTCTTCTTCTGTGCTTGGTACTGGCGTGCTTTTTCCAGCGCTGCTTGGTGCTTGTCTTTGTCCGACATTGGGCTGTTGTCCTGGTTGCGGGCTTCCCGTTCCTTGAGGTGTGCCAGGATTTGAGGGAGCTGTTGGCGGTTGGTTTCCATACTGTTCCTTTCGTGTTTCTGCAACTGCACTCAATACTCTTGCGCCTTCGGCTGCAGGACTTTTAGTTTCACCACCAATGGGTGCTCCTTGTAATTCACGTCGTCCACCAAAACGATTGCGATTTTCTTGCAACCTTTGTACAGCGGCGCCAAGGCTACCAGCAAGCATTGCGTCGTTCCCTTGGTCGGTAGTTGGTTGTGGTGAATTCATCATATGTGTATTTTAACTTAACTGTCTTCGTATTGCATTTTGGCCCAGATACTCATGGACGCTTCTTCCAAGGGAATTTCAATTGGGTCATCCTTAAAAATGATTTGTAATTCACGTAGGGCACGATCTGCACCGGCCATTAGCAATCCTTTGCGATCACGGCTAGACGTAAATAGTTCGATCTGTGCAATGGTGCCACGTAATTCTTTTTGCATACCAGCGATACGTGCTACGCCAGCATCGCGTTTTACAACGCCGTTATCAACGTCTTCTCGTAACTTGCGGATATCTTCCTGCATCTCCTCAATTTCATAGAGGAGTTTTTTGCGATGATCAGGTTTTTTGTAATGGGATTTAACCCATAGATCACACGCAGATATACTACCGCCATAGCCAAGAAACCTGGCATAAAGATAGCATTCAATTACCGAGAAAGTTTCCTCAGCAAAACTACAAAATGCATCTTGATCTGAAGATGTTAAGTTGTCGACCCACTGGTCAAACAACTCAATATCGATAGCCTCGTTGCGCCTGGTTGTAGTCTCGGGCTTCTTCGGTGTCTTTAAACTGCTGGCTTTGCTCTGCGGAAGTGCGTTGTTCAGACGCACCTTTGCCGATGGTTTCGCGTTCTTGGGTTCCAGCATCTTCTAATTTTTTCTTGGAGAAACTATAAGCCACTTCAGCGGCCTGTCGATATTTGTCAATATCAAACGGGTCGTCCTCAGTTGTTGTATTGACTTGGCCGGGAGGCAACGTTGTCATGGCTTATAGATGCCTCAAGATCAGAAGTTGGACATCATGCTAGCGAGACCCTGTTGGAAGATGTCACGACGACCTTCCACGGACTTCTGGCGTTGCTGACGACCTTTCGATGCTTCAAGACGCTCCAGGAGCTTCTCAAAGTTACCAAGGTCAAAATTAGTAGCGGTGTCAGTACCGGTATCGGTAAGAGCGTTGGTCATTCTTTATAACCCAATGTGTAGGTATCTAATTATTATAAACAGACTTAACCAAAGGCAAGTCCAAGAAGATTGTACATTTTCTGATTGGCATCCATCTTGGCAATGTCTTTGTCGGCTTGCGTCCTAAGTCCCATTATCTGGGTATCATATTTACCTTTGGCTTCTACGTTTTTAAGCGAGTAACTACCTTCAATCTCTGCTACGTCTTTTAAGCCGGCGTTAATGATGTTTTGGAGGGACGCTTTCTTGTCGCCCTCGATTGTGGCAACAGCTTGCCGCCAACGCTCTTCGGAATCCGTAGCGTACTTAGTTCCTTCAAGCTGACGATCATAACCATAATTAGACGCATCCTTATTAATCCTTGCAATCTCTTGATTAGATAATCCTCGAATTCTTTCACTTTCAGTAGCAG